TCAGTGCGTGCAGCAGACTGAAAGGCATGGTGGAAAACAACAAGATGATGATCAACAGCAAAGCATTGATCAGCGAATTAAAAACTTATGTGGCAGTGGGATCAGGATTCAAAGCCAAGTCAGGAGAAACTGATGATCTTATCAGTGCCACACTGCTGATCTTGCGCATAGTCAGCATACTGAAAGATTGGGATCCGCGCATTTATAATTCATTTTTACAAGTGGAAAATGACGAGGACGGTGGAGAACGCATACTGCCCATGCCAGTGTTCATCAGCAGCACAAACAACTAAATACTAGCATGAACCTAAATGACACGTCTAAAGAGCTATTTGCCAAGATAAGAGGCCGTTTTCCCACGGTTACCATAGGCAATCAAGCAGCAGAAGTGACCAATGATCCCCACGCAGCACGATTTTTTGATTTTGATTTCAAAGCAGGAGATAAGGTTTTGGGCAAAGTCAGCATAAGTATTAGTGAGCAAAACGGACTAGTGGTGATACACAGTGCTGATTTGAGTCAAACTGAAGATTTGGTGGCTCGTGAAAATTGGTTCAGTTTTTTAAAAGAATTGAGACAGTTTGCCAAGTCAAGAATGATGACATTTGACACCAGAGACATCACTAAAAGCAACTTGGAAAAAAGAGATTATAATTTTTTGAGCAATATGAGTCAACCCAAAGAAGTTACAGAAGCTGCATTAACTGGCACCAACAAAACCAGTTTTCAAAACATCGGCAGCAGCAAACTGATCATCAAACATTCAGCTCCGGTAGATGAAGATTTTGCAGCTGGTCGCACTCACAAGATTCATGCAATATACGTGGAAAACATAGACGGCGAAAGATTCAAATATCCTTTCAAACACATCAACGGTGCCAGAGCAATGGCACGTCACGTGAGCGAAGGTGGCAAACCCTATGATGATTTCGGCAAGCACATTGTGGGCTTGAGTGAAGAACTGGCAAAATTAAGAAAATTTAAAAACTATGTGAACAGGTCCGCTGTGATGGCAGAAACATTAAAAGAATATTCACAAGTGATCAATGACAGAATTGAAGAGATCAAAGAAACCATTCAAGGCTTGCAAAAAGAAAGTTTCTATAAATTGACCAAAGAAAACTTCAAAGCCAATGAAACTTTAACAGTGCCAGAAGATGTGAAAGAAAATTGGATTGATGAATTAACAATCAAAACTTTCAATAATGAACTGCAAGAAGTATTTCCTTACATTTATAAATTGGTCACACAAAAACCCATTAAAGAAATCACTGCTGAAGACATTGACACAGAAGCCACTGGTTATCAAGGCAGCACAGAAACAAGAAATTTAAAATACAATGTGTCTGGTGATTTTGACAGAAACAGACCAGTGTCAGACGAAGATGCTTTCACCATACAGGATCTATTGAAAAAGAATGGCATTGAATCAGAAGTTACTCCTGATGAAGGCAACTATCAAGGCATAGTGATTTACACCAATGCTGCTCCACAAAGCGTGGAAAAAGTTTTGGGCAATATGATCGAAACCTCTCTGGATCCCATTGAACAATTTGAAAAGATTTTAGACTCTATCATTGATGAAGGAGAAAATACTTTGTTTTCCTCTGATTCTGAAGAGCAAAAACAAGCATTGGAAAAATTAAATCTATTGATGAAGAATCATTTTCCCGCAGGAGTGAATGGAGTAAATGGATTGGAAAGTTTGGAAGGCATTATTGATGACCCCATTCTTAATGACCAAATCAGAGAAATAGGTAAAAAAGACAGCGACACTTGTATTAGACCTTTGATCATGTCCTACATACAGAACAAAAAACCAGACATGGCAAAAAGAATCAACACTGGTGACATGAAGATGTCCACTGAAGGCAATCAGTTTGCACAAGCAGTGAGAAAAGCCAAAGCAGCAGGAATGAAACCCGGCGACAAATTCAAAGTGGGCGACAAAGAATTCACATTAAAGGACGCTATGGATATGGCAGGCATCAGTGACACATCATTGCAAGATGATGCTGACATGAATCCAAACCAATCACCTCAGGCTCAGGCCTATGCAGGCAAATCTTCTGCATCTAAAGAAAAAGAAGAAGTGCAAAAAATATTGAACAAACATCCAGATGCTTACAAAAAATTTAACGCAGGAGATGACTTGTACAATCATAAAGAGTTGTATTCAGAATTGGCCAACTATTATCACGATAATGGAGATATGCCTTATGGTACATACACCGCTAAAGATGGCGATCCTATCAATTGGCTCACCACTAGATTGGCTGATATGGGATTGATAGAAACCACTCAAACCGAAGGCACTATAGAAGATGAGTATAAATTTCGTGATTGGTTAAAGAAGACACACAACAAACAAGTGCATGAATTAAAACCACAAGAATATGCAATCATTTCAAAACAATACAGAGACGAACAAGGCAAAAAAGAATCCTATCATCCAGGAGAAGGATCTGCAGAAGAATTGGCCAAAGAAATTTGGAACAACACTCCAGCATTGCACGATGAATATAAGGACTGGCAAGAGTATATGAATTCAGAAGATTTTCAAATGGACTCAGACAAATTACGCAGTAAATTTGAAAGCACAGGCGGTGGCCCTACCATTAGACAAATGAGTGATTTAGAATTGGCCAACTTTTTAAACACCACTGTGGCTGAAATCAAAAAAGACAGAGAAGCAGCAGAAGAAGCAGCTATGGAATTGAATAAAAAATATTCTGAAGATAATAAATCCAGCAAACAAGATCTACACAAAGGCTCCACTAAAATAGAAGAATTGGTTAAGAGTTTTTACGACTACACCACCAATAAATTTCCCAAAGGTGAAACAGCAGTGATCACAGCAGTGCAGAAACAATACGGAGATGCTGGTGCCAAAACTGCCATTGAAACCATCAAAGCTCTGCAGAGCGGTCAGAACAAAGAAATTGAACGCATCAAACAATTGGCAGGCTATTCCACCAAAAATTAATATTTCATTAACTACACACTTGACTAAATACACATATTAATATAGTATGTACAAATATGTGCTATATTATAGTGAGGCACAAATACAAACAGGCAAACAATAAGGAGGCTTATAATGGCTACACTAGCAGACATCCGCAATAAGTTGAAGGAACAAGAAGTTCGTTCAAGCGGCAACAACAAGACAAGCGGCGGCGACAACGCAATCTATCCATTCTGGAATCTAAAAGAAGGTGAACAATCAACTGTTCGATTCTTGCCAGATGGCGACTCAAACAACACTTTCTTTTGGAGAGAACGTTTGATGATCAAACTTCCATTCAATGGTATCAAAGGAGAAACTGATTCAAAACCAGTTCAGGTCCAAGTGCCATGTATGGAAATGTATGGAGACTCTTGTCCTATTCTATCTGAAGTTAGAGGATGGTTCAAAGATCCCAACTTGGAAGACATGGGAAGAAAATATTGGAAAAAAAGATCATATATTTTCCAAGGTTTTGTCAAAGAAGATCCACTGAATGAAGAAACCAAACCAGCAAACCCAATCAGAAGATTTATTATTGGACCTCAAATATTCCAAATAATAAAAGGTGCTCTGATGGATCCTGAAATGGAAGATCTTCCTACAGACAAAATCAACGGAGTTGATTTTAAAATTATCAAAACCAGCAAAGGTGGATACGCAGACTATTCAACTTCTGCTTGGTCTAGAAAAACCAGACCATTAACTGAAGATGAAAACAAAGCAGTGGAAACACACGGCTTGTACAACATGAGCGATTACTTGCCTAAAAAACCAACTGAAGTTGAGTTGAAAGTAATGAAAGAAATGTTTGAAGCATCTGTGGATGGTGAAGCATACGATATGCAAAGATTTGGACAATACTTCCGTCCAGCTGGCATGTCATCCAAAACTGGAGACCCGGTTGTTAACACAAACGTTAAAGCTGAAACACCAAAGCCAATTGAAACTGCAACTGCAAAAGTTGAAGTCAAAACAGAATCTGTCACTGCTCCCAAAGTGGAGAGCAAAAGCAGAGCTGAAGATATTTTGGCAATGATTAGGTCTAGACAAAAACAATAAAGAGTGGTATATTGTAGTGGAGAGTTTGAATATTCTCCACTACGAACAAATAAAAGGAAAAATTTATGGCTACTAAGGCTTTCGACATATCGAAATTTAGAAAAACGTTAACAAAATCCATTGATGGATTGGGATTGGGATTCAATGATCCCACAGATTGGATCTCCACAGGCAACT